ATGACATTGAAACCAAGGAGTTAAATAATGCAGATCAGTAAAGAGACAATTGATATCCTGAAGAATTTTGCTAGTATTAATAGCAATATTCTAATCCGCAAGGGTAAGGTATTATCCACAATTAGCACAGCTAAAAACATTTATGCGAGAGCAGAAGTTGCTGAGGACTTTCCAGAGGAAGTTGCAGTATATGATTTGAATTCGTTGTTAGCTTTGCTAACACTGATGGAAAGTCAAACTGTAGATTTTGGTGAAAAGAGCTTGACCATGTCGAAAGACAATGGCAAGTTTGAATACTTTTATTCTGCACCGAACGTAATTGTAGCAGCACCTGCTAAGGAAATCGAAATAGATTCACACTATGAATTTAAATTGACAGCAGAAGATGTTAATATGATTATGAAAGCGGCGGCTATTACAGGAGCCCCTACAATCACAATCTCGAGTAAAGGTGAGAATGTTACATTAACTATCGGTGATAAGAAAAATGACACTGCAAATACCTATAAGAAAATTATTGGTAAGAGCGAGCATTCTTTCGATTGCCATATGGCAGTAGAGAATTTTAAGATTGTCCCGGATGCGTACAATGTTACAATTTCGAAAAAGAAAGCATTCCAATTTAAACACGCAACAAAGCCATTGGGATATTTTATCGCAATGGAACCTGATTCGGTGGTGTAATATGCAAGAAAATTTTTATGTACCAAGACGTGAGTATATTGCTGTACTTCAGAATGAAGTAGAAACTTTAAAGCGTTATTACTACAAACCGATGGAAGAAGGCACAGGACATTTTAATACAACAATAAGTGTATTAGAGCAACGTATTAACGAACTTAATACTGTCCGAGATGCAACAACAGCTTGAAATTGAATTCTTCTATCCTCTGACGGAGCAAATTCCGTTAGAGTTAGATTTTAAACTCTGTTTAGATTACGAGGAACGTAAGAGAAAAGAATCTCTATATACGGGTAATCGAATTATAATGTGATTTTAGTATTAGAAGGTGAGAATGTATTATGGAAAGAAAAGAGGGAGAATTTCTTTGGGTAGAGGCTTATAGACCTAGAACAATCGCAGACTGTATCTTACCCGCGGATCAAAAGCGCATCTTTCATGAGATGTTGTCTAAGGGTGAGATTCAGAACATGCTATTATGCGGTGGTGCTGGTATGGGCAAGACCACAGTTGCCCGAGCATTGTGTGAAGAACTGGAAACAGATTATATCATCATTAACGGATCAGAAGAATCTGGTATTGATGTTCTTCGTACAAAGATTAAACAGTTTGCATCTACTGTATCATTTAGTGGCAAGCCAAAGGTTGTAATTTTAGACGAGGCAGATTATCTAAATCCTAATTCTACACAACCTGCATTGAGAGCATTTATAGAAGAGTTCTCATCTAATTGTAGGTTTATTCTTACTTGTAACTTTAAGAATAGAATCATTCCTCCGCTTCATTCTCGTACTGCAGTAATTGAATTTAAATTACCTAAAGCGGATAAGCCTAAGATTGCGGCAGCATTCTTCAAGCGTGTTACCGAGATTATGTCTATCGAAAAGATTGAGGCAGACGGTAAAGTAATCGCAAAGGTAATCGAAAAACACTTCCCCGATTATAGACGTGTTCTAAATGAATTGCAGAGATACTCAGCCTCAGGTAAAATTGACGAAGGCATCTTTGTTAATCTAGGCGAATCCAATATGCAAGAACTAGTCTCATCTTTAAAAGATGGGGATTGGAAAAAGATGCGTACGTGGGTTGTAAATAATATTGACAATGATCCTGGGACTATCTTTAGAAAGTTATACGATACGTTAACAGATCAAGTTAAACAAGTACCGCAGTTAATTTTACTACTTGCTGATTATCAGTATAAGGCAGCATTTTGCGCAGATCAAGAAATTAATCTTGTAGCATGTCTAACTGAGATTATGGCAGCAGTAGAATTTAAATGATGGATTATATTAAACCAACCTTTGAATGGATAAAAGATGACTGGCGCACTCACGCTAATAGGTTTATGTTGGAGTGTCTTGCTTGGGGTATATCTATTGGGTGTTCTATCACAATGGCACTTACGGTTCCCAATCCTCCTTTACTTATACTATATCCTATCTGGATTAGTGGTTGTGCTATCTATGCTTGGTGCGCTTATAGTAGGAAATCATTTGGTATGTTGGCTAACTACTTATTGTTAGTTGCAATAGATACCGTTGGATTAATTAGGATGGTGCTATGAGTTTGTTTGGAGAACCTGTAGCAAAAATAGAGGAAGTTCCTTATAAGGCTCCTGCGATTTCACCTTTTGATTTTATCAATGCAATACATCATAGTAAGGAAAATTTAATAGTCGACGATTGGTCCGAGAAACAGTATAACCCCTGGATCATTAATAAAGGGTTATCCTATGGACCAGATACAGTAATCCCCGCCAATGAAATGAACTCTCGTCCTCATTTGGATAAGATCCTTCAATTTCACTTTCTTATAAATATTATTAGGCCTAAGAAGAGATTCAATAAATGGATCAAGGCTGAGAAAATCAATGATTTGGAAGTTATAAAAGAATACTATGGCTACAGCACAGAAAAAGCTAAGCAAGTACTCCCGCTTCTAGATGACAAGATTATTGACGATATGAAAAGAAAAATAACAAAAGGTGGTAGGAATGAGTACTGACATGATAAGTATTGACTTCCCGGGATATAAACCCTTAGAAGTAATACTCACAGAACCCGACGATTTTTTAAAGGTAAGAGAAACTCTAACACGGATAGGTGTGGCTTCTAGAAAAGATAAAACACTATTTCAATCTTGCCATATACTGCATAAACAAGGTCATTATTTTATAGTTCATTTTAAAGAGCTCTTTGCCTTAGATGGAAAGACCGCTGATCTATCAGATAACGATTTACAAAGAAGAAACACCATTGCTAAGTTGCTAGTGGATTGGGGATTAGTTAAAATTAGTAATCCAGATTACTTTACAGATTATGCTCCGCTTTCCCAAATCAAAGTTATATCCCACAAAGAGAAAAATGAGTGGATGCTTGAAACAAAGTATAATATTGGCAAGAAAAAATTGACAACTAGCACTAAATAATATATAATAATGCATTCCCGGGATGGGAACAAGGAGAAGGTAACCTTGTAAAAAACCTTCGCCAACCGCTACGCCTTCGGGGTAGTATTATTAACTCGCTTATTTAAGGAGCACACTATGACATATTTTTTAAATAACCTACCTAAAGATTTCGACAAATTTTTTGTAGGATTCGATGATCAATTCAATCGCCTTTCAAAGATCCATGATGATCTGACGAAAGCAATCCCAAACTATCCTCCATACAATATCAAGAAAACAGGCGATAACACTTACGTTATCGAAATGGCTGTTGCTGGTTTTGCTAAACAGGATATCGAAATTGAATTAGCCGATAGTAAGATGATTATCAAAGGCAATGTACAGAATGACGAAGCCGAAGATGCGTTCCTATTTAAAGGAATTGCGAATCGCGCATTCACAAGATCTTTTGCGTTAGAAGATACTGTCGAAGTAAAAGATGCTGCTATGATGAATGGTATGCTAAAGGTTTTCCTGGAGCGTATTATTCCTGAGCACAAGAAGCCAAAGAAAATTGAAGTTAAAGATTCCGAGGCAGAAGTAAAAACAACAAAGAGCAAAAAGCAATTACTTACAGAAGACCCACAAGGTCGTGATCTGTAATTTTTAAACTACTCAAAAGGTAAATAAATGGCAAAAGAACTAGAAGCTCTAGGCGGAGTTGACTCGCCTTCTTTGAGCAATTTTTGGAATTGGGTAAAAAGAACTTTTACCATAACATATCAGGATGAGATTCATTCTTATCTCTCAGACTCTGTAGACTCTGTAGACTTTGATAACAGAATGCGTATATTACAACGAAGAGGTATGATATGAAGAAATTCTTTTTAAGTATTCTTGAAGCAATCCAAGCAATTAAAAAGCACAGAACTGATCCCGGGATTAAGGGTCGGTAAACACGGGGACTTCGGTCCCCTTTTTATTAGGAAATGAAATGATTAAAATTCTTAAACTTGTTACTGGTGAAGAAATCATCGGTGAATTAAACTATACAGAAACAAAGATTGAAGTAACACGCCCTTGCGCTGTTATGTTGATTTCATCTAAGTCAACACCTGATCAACATTCTATGGCATTAATCCCATACGCAGGTTACGCTAAAGATCATACTATTACAGTAGATGAAAGAGCAGTAATTTGGGAAGCAGAGTTAGAAGATTCTGTTTACAATCAATACCAATCTATTTTCGGATCGGGTATTCAAATATTCTCGGAGCAATCTTCTATGGCTCCAAATCACGCATCATTAAATATCGTACAAAACTAATTTCTTTTAGTTAGTCTTACCCGCTCAGTTATGTTTGAAGGACAAGCTCTTGATGTGTTATAATAGGTCTTTTGTATAGGACCTTTATCGCCAGAATTACATTGATATTCGCATACCAAAAGATTGTCTGAGGTTTTTTTACTGATTAGGTTGCATGAAGTTTCTACAACTGTGTAGGGTTTTTCTACTTTATCTTTAGAAGATACTTGTAGTTTAAAGTCAAAATCTACATTTGTTATTAGCGGTGCAACTGCCGCAGAAAAGGCAGCAATGCTCAATACGGTTTTTTTACTAAGCATTGCTGTCCATTAGGTTAAAACCAAAGCCAAATACCTTGACTCAACAGTACCATACCAGCAACAGCAACATACAAACTACCTTTGTACATCTTATTGTTGACTGCTAAAATACTTGCAGATAATAAAACAATTGCTAATTGAAATGCCATGCTGGCGAAAGTTAACCAGGGAGTATGTTTACTAGCGTCATCTCTTGCCTTTTCATAGCTTTGAGCTTTGGCTAATAATTCTTTCTTACCCTCACCTTTGTCAGGTTCAGATTCATATCTAGCAATTTTGGCATCTAATTTTTCAGCTTTTGCTTTGTTTCCGCGAGCAACATAATCGTCTCTTTGTCCTTCAGCAATAGCTTGCTTGATGGATTTAGATTGAAAGAATGCATAAGTGTCAGTTGCCTTTAATGTATTCTTTAATACAGCGCTACTAAAACCACTAGCATAGTATGTAGTAATTGCGAGGCAAAATGCCATAACAACAATCACCATTCCTGCCTTATCTTTAATTAATGCCTCTCGCTCAGAACGAGATAGAGGTTTTGTTTCTGTTTTTACTTCAGCCATATTACTCCTTTAATGTTTGCCTGAAAACAATTTCACAAGTATCATTGCAATGATAATAAAAAATAATATAAATGCATTCACAATTACAAGGGCAACCGCCGTGCCTTTATTTAATAACCAGTTCCACAAATATTCATATTCTTCTGCTAATCTTTTGAACATTTATCTTCCTACGTATTTTTGAGGTTGTGCTTCTCTTTGTCGTTGTGCTTCAGATTTTGGAATAAGCCCTGTGCCTAACTGAGGATACTTTTTAATTCTATCCTCTACAACAAATGATATCATTAATCCAAATGCTAATGTTATTACAATCGCCCCTATTCCCCAGGCAGCTTGTGCTCGGGCAATAGCTAATCTTCTTCTTCGTTTAATTAAATTTTTATGTTCTTCTTGCATTTGTTTTGCAATAAGAATTTTTTGTTCTTTACCCATAACTTCCATCATGTCTTCAACTTCACTATGTAAAGCGCCTAATTCTTTTGGACTTTGATATACCATTATCTCACGCAATTCAGTTCCCATTTGTTCTAATTGTTTTTTCATTAGAACTCTTTGTAATGCTCTTTTACCTAAACTAGAATCACCTGCGTATACCTCTGTTTTAGCTCGGCGCTCTTCTTCCTCAAAAATAGCCATACATTTGTAATAGTTATCATAGTATGTGCCAAGATGATTACCGATCTCAGTATAGATGCCGGTAGTTTCATCTGATTGTTTATTGAGTTCTATTACTCGATTTTTTTCTTGAACAAACTGATTACGTTGTTCTGTTGTTGCGGGCTTTTCTGGGGGATGTAATTTGTGGAATTGATCATCAAGATCTTTTAGAACATCTTTGACTTCTCCGGCTGCACCCTTTATATCCCTGTAAAGTTTGCATCCTGCTTTAACTGCAGACACAGCGCCGTTAGCGAGAGCAAATAGAGTTATTGGATCCATTGCTCTTTTCTTTCAACACGTGATGTGTACAGTAACACTGCGAATTGTCCTTTTTAATTATTATCTATTGACAAATTCACGGGATTACTATATAATCATACAAATATTTATATAACTAAGGTTTTAATTAATGAAGTTCTACACTAGCGTCAATCAGTTCGGTAACAATATCCTTGTTCGTGGGATAAATAACGGACACAAAGTACAGGATAGAATTCCTTTTAAGCCTACTCTTTACGTAAATTCTCCTAAAGAATCCAAATTTAAATCTGTTTATGGGCAAGATCTTGCTCCTATCGAATTCGGCAGTATAAATGAAGCTAAAGAATATGTCCAACAGTATAAGGAAGTTGAGAACTTTCCTGTATATGGAAACACAAACTATGGATATCAATACATATCTTCAGCATTTAAAGATGACATAGAATTTGATATGTCTCAGATGAAGATATGGTCTTTAGATATTGAGACAACCGCAGACTTAGGTTTTCCTGATGTTGCGAATCCTAATGAGAAAGTCTTGTTAATTACAACACAAGATTATGTTACAAAACAACTAGTAACATTCGGATTAAATAAAGCAAATCCTGTTAGTGCAAACCACACGTATGTTTATTGTGCGGATGAAATACAATTGCTAAAAGAGTTCTTAGAATATATTGCTGAAGATCATCCGCATATTATTACAGGATGGAATGTAGAATTTTTCGATATCCCATATCTGTGTAATCGCATTGCTAAGATTTTAGGTGAGGATGCTTTAAAGAAGTTGTCGCCGTGGAAGGTTGTAAATGAAAAGCGCATTCTAAAATTGAAGAAAGAGAATATATCTTTTGAGGTATTAGGTATTGCTATTCTAGATTACTTAGACTTGTATAAAAAGTTTACTTATAATGCACAGGAGTCTTATAAGTTAGATCATATTGCTAAGGTAGAACTAGGTAAAGAAAAATTATCATACGAGGAGTATGGATCGTTCTCAGATTTCTATAAAAAGAATTGGCAGAAGTTTGTCGAGTATAATATTCGAGACGTAGAACTTGTTGACCAACTCGAGGATAAGATGAAGTTAATTGAACTTATCCTCACAATGGCATATGATGCGAAATGTAATTACATTGATATTTTCTCTGCAGTAAGAACCTGGGATTGTATTCTATATAATCAACTACTCAAGAAAAATATTATTGTTCATCAGCGTGAGGACAAACCCGGCAGGCAAATTGCTGGAGCATATGTACAGGAACCTATTCCCGGAAAATATAATTGGGTAGTATCATTTGATGCAACAAGTCTGTATCCAAGTATTATTATGCAGTATAATATGTCTCCAG